GAGAAGTATGCCGACATTCTATCGGGCGAGATCAAACTTACAATCCCTGGGATCATCGCCAAGCGGGTGAAGATCGCAGAAACAAAATAACGCCACATGGCCACGAACCCGAAACGTCAGGTATCCATATTCGTCAACGGCAAAGAGGTGGAAGCCTCTGCCAAAGCCATTGGCGCAGCATATAAGGAAGTATCGAACCAGATGGCCAAGCTGGTTATCGGCTCCGACGAATACCTTAACAAGCTGGCCGAAGTTCGAAAACTCGACGGCGTACTGAAACAACACCGCGACGCCGTGCGCGGCGTGGAGCAAGGATGGAATGTTGCGAAGGGCGGAATGGCGTCATTCATCGGCGTGGCTGCCGGGGCGTTCACCGTGGACGCCATACTCGGGTATGGGAAACAATTGCTCGGAACAGCCACCAACCTCGAACTACTCGAAAAGAAAGCCCGGGTCGTTTTCGCCGAAACCCTTCCACAGGTAACCGCCGCCGCCGAAGAGAACGCCCGCGCGATGGGCCTCACAAACTCCGAGTACATCGCAGCCGCCGCGAACATTCAAGACCTGCTCGTGCCGATGGGCTTCCAACGTAAGGAAGCCGCGGACATTAGTACCAGCTTGGTGGACTTGTCCGGCGCACTGGCAGAGTGGAGCGGCGGCACCAAGACAGCCAGCGAAGTATCCGACATTCTCGCAAAGTCGCTGCTCGGCGAGCGCGATGCGCTCAACAGCCTTGGCATTGACATCAAACAGGCCGAGGTAGATGCCGAGCTACTCGCACGCGGTATGGCCAACCTGACCGGCGAAGCGAAGAAACAAGCCGAGGCCACCGTTACCCTCGACCTGATCCTGCGCAAGAGCACCGACGCCCAGGCCGCGTTCGCCGATGGCGCCGACAGCATGGCGCGCCGGCAGGCGGAAATGTCCGCCCGCATCACCGAGACAACAGAGAAGCTATCCACCATCCTGCTGCCTGTTTTCGAGCGGCTTGTATCCATCGCAGGCGGCGCTGCCGATGCGGTGGGTTTTGTGGTAGATTCCATCAGTGAATTGGTAAGGCCCGTGGAAAGCGGCACCAAAGCACTCGGCGCACAGATAAACAAGGTGGCCGATCTGGAAGCAAACATGCTCCCGCTGCTCGACCGCTACGACGAACTACAAGGCAAAGCCACACTCAACGCCACCGAGCAGGCAGAGCTTTCGAAAATCATTTCAACCCTTGCCGGCGCCATCCCGTCGGCGGTGACCGAGTTCGACAAGTATGGCAACGCCATCGGCATCAATACCGATAAGGCCCGCGAGTTCATCGAGACGGAACGCGCCCGCCTGAAGTTCGTCAACGCCGAACTGATTGCATCCCTGAAGAGCGAGCAGAAAGAACTCGAAGTACTGATCCAGCGCGAAGAAGCGCTTCGGAAAAGCGGCATAGGCGACATCGAGCGCCGAGCAAAAGCGATAAGCGAATGGGGTGCGCGCCTGAAAGGTCTGGAGGCAGAACTCGCCCGCCTCGAAGGATCGAACCCCGACGTCCCGGGCGCATCGGCCACATCGGCCACTACCCCACCCCCACCCACCGGCCCCACCGAAGCCGAGAAAAAAGCCGCCGAAGCCGCCGCTAAAGAGCGCCAGAAAAAGCGCGAGCAGGAAGCAAAAGAACTCGCCGACCACCTTGCCCGCGTGCAGGACATCGTGCGGAAAAACGCCGAAGCCGCAGCTCTCGAAGCACTAAGCGCCGATGAGCGCGAGCTGGAGCGCGTACGCCTCAAGTACGACAAGGAGATCGAACAAGTGCAGGCTAAGTTCGCCGACACGCAAGCGGTCAAGGATGCCGTCTCTGCGCTGGAATTGCAGAAAGAAGAAGAACTCGCACTACTCCGGGAAGAACAACGATTCGCACAGATTGAGCGCGAAGTAGAAATTGAGCAGGAATACAAGGATCGGATACAGGAGGTGAACGATCGGTTCGCCGAGGAGAAAGCCGCGAATGAACTTGAGATTAAAACCGCTGCTGATGAGTTGCTTCTTACCGAACGCGAACTTGAACTGCAAGGACTTCAAACGCATTACGAAGAAATGCTCCTGCTTGCAGAACAGTACGGCATTGATGTGACCAGGCTAAAGCAGGGCTACGAAAAAGGCAAGGCTGACATTGAAACAAAGTGGCGCGAGAAAACAGCGAAGGACGAGCAAGATGATTTACAAAGTCGCTTAAAAGCTACTCAAGCGCTATACTCTTCGCTTGGCGATATTATTCTAACGTCGCTGGATTTACTCGGGGTTGAAAGTGAAAAATCAGCCGAGTTTCAAAAGGTGGTTACCCTGGCAAAGATTGCATTCGATACAGCTGCCGCTATTTCATCGTTGACCGCTGCATCGGCTGGCAACCCCCTTAATGCAGTTACCGCCGGCGGTGCCGGATTAGCACAATACATTGCCGGGCTTGCACAGATATTAAGCAGTGTTGCCCAAGCCAAAAAAGTCCTTTTCTCCGCCCCAGCTGTCAAGCAAAAAGCCGAGGGCGGTTTCTTGTCCGTCACCGGCGAAAGCGACGGCAGGCAATACCGGGCGCTACCCATCACCGCGCCAAATACCGGCATGCTCCCAGGCTTCCCGGTACTGTTCCAGAGCGCGGCCACCGGCGCGCCCGTACTGGCCAGCGAGCGCGGTGCAGAATACTTCGTCGCGGCGCACCACCTGCGCAACCCGCAAGTGGCCAACCTGGTGCGCATGGTAGACAACATCACGCACGGCGGGCAGGCAGGTATCCAGCAATTTGCCGAAGGCGGTACCAACCCACCCGGCGGCGGAGCCACCGCCACCAACCCACCCCAGCCATTCGATGCCGGATCGGTGCGCGAACTGGTGAGCGCCGTCAACACCCTCAACGCCCTGCTTGCGCGCGGCATCATTGCGGTGGTGCCAGACCGTACCATCACCGATATCAGCGAGCGTTTCAAGGAAATCAACACCGGCAGCGGTGGATTTTTCACCTAAAAAAAAGCCCCGCGACGGTACACGTCGCGGGGCGGTTCACTTATAGGTGAATTATTTCACCGGCAAATCCACCGGCAACCCTCGTATTTTTTCATTCACCACGCCCAACCTTTTCACGTACCGTTGGAACATTTCGAGGCTGCTGTGCCGAAAATGCCGCATGGCGCTTTCGAGGTCCACCCCCTGTTCCAGCAGGTACACCGCAAGGCTGTCCTTGAGGGAGTAGAACGACAAGCCCCGAATGTCCTGCAACACCCTGCGCTTGTGCAGCAGTAGCAGCACGGTTCGGAACCGGCTGTACATAGTATTCATGCCGATGCGTTCGGGGCCTGGCTTGAATTCCGAATTGTGCCTCCCCTTCGCCCGCCCAAACACGTAGTAGTTCTCCGGGTATTCCGACAAGTTGTACGACTCTATTATAGGTATGATCTGTTCCGGTATCGTCACGGCCGCATTGCGGCGGTTCTTGCTCTGCTCACCAGGGAACACGATCATGCCCCGGCGCAGGTCAATGTTCCGGATCCGCAGGTCGCGGATTTCGCCGGGCCGTATCGCAAGGTAGCCCAGCAGCAGGAAGGCCAGCCACATCGGGCGGTCGTGCTGCATCAGATGCGCGGCAACCGCTGCCCGCTCCGGCTCCGAAAACGCCCGGCGCAACGGGTCACCCACCGGCCGGTCGGTGATGCGCTTCACAAAGTTTTCTTTCAGGTAGCCCCGCTGCACCAGTTCGCCGAACAAGCTGCGCAGGTTATTCTTACGGGTGTTGTGCGTGGTGTTGCGCACTTTCAACTTAATAATGATGTAGTCGAAATACGCCTGCACGTGTTCGAACTCCACGTGCCCGCAGCGCAGGTTCTGCCAGCCGCGCGCCCAGAAGAACTCCGACACCCAGCGCGCCACCTCCCCGAATGTCTTGTTTGTTTTTGCCTTGTTGCTGTGCTTCAGCTCCACCGCCATTTTCAGGGCTTCGATGAAGTTGGTCTGATCGGGCCGGGTCACCGGCGGGCATAGTTTCAGGTGTATTTCCCGCGCCATTTTTTTGGCGGCGGCTTCGCGCTCAACGAGGTCGGTGATGGTGTTGAGTTCCACACCATCGGCGGTGCGGCTGCGGCGGATGCGCTTGCGTTGGCCCTGGAGTTCGATGTAATACTCGACTGCCCAGACAAGGCCCTTGACAATTCGCGGCGTGTAAAGTTCTGTTTTGGAACGCATTTTTTTCTTTCAGCGGTCGCAGGTCTGCCGAATTGACGTGGCAGACCTGCGCGCTGGAAGAAAAGCAACCTACTGTTATTCAGTTGCTTAGTTAGGTGAGTTGTGGCGGAGGCCGGATACCCACACCCCCACCCTACCCTACATAACTCCCCACATTCACAGGCAGTTACGTACCTGTTACATCTGCCATGCGCAGCAGTAATGCCAAAAAAAAGCCTTCCCGGCAGAGAAGGCGACAGACTTAACCTATTGATTGTGAATACTATTTATTTCTTCCTCCGCATGAAGTGGTAAAAAACAAACTCATCCATTTTTGTGATTGGATTAAATCGTTCGATTAAAAACGTCTCATTCAAGTCCCATCCATTTTCGTAGAAATAATTCAGCGCAGCTATGTTGCTGGAGAACTGCTTTGCTTTTCCATCCTCTTGCACTACCGAGTCTTTGTTGTTTTTCTGACCGTAGTTAATCCAAATGGTAATCTTCTGGTTGAAAATCCCATCAAGGAACGCTATCATTAAAATGTGTTCCAGCCCCTCAACCTCATTCAGGTTGATGTTGTCAACGAACACCTGCCCACTCGCTGACCACCCGGCAAGCCAAAAGCATAAAATCAAAAATGCTTTTTTCATATACCCTCATTTAGTTGGTGACTTTTCGCAACTGAATAACCTCCGCCTCTAACTCTTGAAGGCGCCGCTCATACGCTTCAAAATACCGCCGAAAGTCTTGCACTGTTTTGGGCATTGGCCGGTAAACCACCTCTGGTTCTTGTGCCAAAATTTGTTCTTGCCTCGAAAGCAGCATAGGCCCATCCCCCCGAATTAGCCAGTTTAAGTTTAGCAGAGGGAACATTTCACTAAGGTTAAGTATCAGTTTCCCAGTAAAATCTTCCTGCCCTGTCATGATCCTTGAAATAAATCCAGGACTTACGTCAAGTCTTTGAGCCAGAGCCTTTTGTTTTAGTTTATTGGATTCGGCGAACTCTTTTAATCGCATTCCGCGACGTTCCATAGTACTCACGTTGTAAAGTTTTTTTTAGCATAGTTAAATTTTTTTGGGCAAAACTGTTGCGTGTTATTTACTTGTATTATACATTTGTCCGAAATTTACGCAAAGCAATAAAATGGACGCGAAAAAAATTCAGGAACTCATCTCTGCATACGGGCTATTTGATGCGCTCGAAAACCGCCTTTCGGTGGTTGTGGTTGGCGGTGTTGCTCGCTCTACGATTTACTCGGCATTTGCCCGCGCTCGTTCCCCCCGCGAACGGATCATCGTAGAAACAGCCCGCACGTTGGTGGCAGAACATGAGCAGCATATTGCCGAGTCATTCACCGCCCAACCAGCCGCAGTATGAAAACCACCACACAGAACCGCGCCGAGCAATGCCGCAGCCTCGAAGCGTACTTTACCCAGAAGTGCATATATGCCGCCATGTACGGCCTGCACTTGAGGGCATCGCACTTCGCCCGCCGGGCGCTGCTGGCTGCCGATATGGCCCGCTTCCATTCTGCAAACAGCGACATCGCAAAAACATTTGCAAGCGGCATGATCGCCCGCACCGTTCAGCACTTCGCAAACATGCGGCGGTACACGATATAGATACTTTTCATGAGATTCCTCTCGACGGGAGTCGCCCCGCGCAAACGAGCGCGGGGTTTTTCTAAGGATGCAAGCGGCGCCAGCCGCCCGACCATAGTCGCTCTTGGGATGAGCACCCCGCCCCGGCAAATGAGCCGGGGCACTTTTTTCCAAAAACAAAAAACCCCCACCGCACGAAGCGATGGAGGCATTTCATAACCACGGGGCCGGGGAAATACTTAGCAGGTAACACCCCCGGTTTCCCGTAACCCAAGCACAAAAGTATGTCATACGTACCACTTTCACAAGACGCGGGCCAAAGCCCACAAAACAGCACCACAATGTGGTCAACTCCTTCAACACCGGAACAGTCGAGGTACTTTTCCAAACACGCTCCCAAGCGGCGCGTGTTCGGGATTATGCAAATTGCTTTCCAGGTAATGCACGCCTTTCTCGCCTTCGCTGCTTGGCAGGCGATATTCGCCTGGGCATTCGAAGCCGTGCCGCAGTGGCAGTGGCTTACCGGCCCGCTCGCTATCGTGGCACTCGCTGCCATGCACGTATTGTTCGGGGTCACCTGGTCCACGTATTGGTACGACAAACTCGACGACGACCCAAACACCGATTCCGGTATCGCCCTGCCAGCGCTCATCATCATCACGCTGTTCCTCACCGAGGTGTACGGTGCCAGCCAATTCCTTAAAGGCATGGTGAAGCCACCCGAAACCATCGAAGTGGCCAAGGTTGACACCGGGTACAAGGAAAGCACCACCGGTTTGGAGCGCGAGTACTCGGCCCGAAAAGCCGAGATAGTTGCCATCTTCGTTGAGCGCTCCGCCGCCACTGCCCTACCCTACGACAACAAGATAGCCGCGCTTCAGCGCCGCCGGGCCGACAGCGAATCCGCCCGCAAAAGCATCGCGGGCCAGATCGCAACCATAAAGCGCCAACGCGCCGAAGCGCTCGAACCAATCGCTGCCGAGCGCTCTACGGCACTGGCCAACGCGCTGGCACAGTACAACACCCGCAGCCAGCGCGCTTACGATGTCACCGAGGCACAGCGTACAGAAGTGATCGGCCGCAACACCGAAGAGCAGCAGCGCTACGAAGCCGAACACGGCCGCGCCGGTTCGCTCGCTTGGTTAATCAGCGCCATCATGCTCGGAATCATTGCCGCGCTCGGGTATGTCAGAGTACGAATCAACGTGATGAGCGGCATCCTGCCGCAGCGCAATTTCACCGTGCTGGATGCACACGGCAGTTTTCTCGAACGTCTCGGCACCGCATTCGGCGACGCCTTCAACCGCCGCAGCCTTCAGTTCGCTGTGTGGTTTCACGGGGCATTATCCCCGAAAGAAGCGATCACCACGTTCGACGGTACGGTGGTGGCCAATCCCGGAAATTACAATACACCGGCTGGTGTGATTACCGAGCGCAACACCCCTGCCCCAAAGACCGAAGGTGAATCCATGAGCGAGGCATACGCCAAGGTGTTCAACAAGATCATTGCCATAAACGAGCAAGTACCAGGCTACAGCCCGTCTATGCCGGTGATGAAACAGGAACTGGACAAAGCGCTGACAATGAACGGAAGCTACAAAAACGCACCGTGGAGCGACCCAGACCTGCTACTGCCGGGAAAGTCATGACCCCGGATGCGACCACAGCGCAAGCATCCGGGGCCAATACCGCGCAATACCCCACCCCACCACAAGAAACCGCCCACACCAACGCCACACAGCCTGCTGTTAGCGCGGTGTCAGACAGTGTCAGACACCCACACCAAACAGAGTTGGCGCTTATCCTTGGTAACAAAGACAAGTACATCAATCGCGCGAGACAGTGCCACCGCCGAAGCCACGCAAACAACACCGAATGCAAAACAGCCGAGGCAAAATCCAGAAATGCCGACCGGCGCAACCTGTACCTCGAAGTGCTGCAACTGCTCGGCTACGGCGCTAAAATCCTGACAGGCGAAACAGTGGCAGACAACGACATCCTGTTTGAGCGCGTAGGCCCGCCACAACTCGACGACTTCGCCGTAGCACGGATGCACGAGATACTCTCCGCCCTCGGTGAAACGGAAACAAACAGCCCAGATAAAATTTCCGTAGTCGTACGGAAACCGGTGGAGGCGGTAGAAGTATGATCCGCGTACTACTCATCGCCATCACCATTATCGGCGGTATGCACTATTCCGCACCCGCCGCCGCCGTACTCATCGCGTGTTTCTTCATCGCAAGCGCCGACCGGCTGGATAGCATAGGCAAACCAGCGCCGCCCGAGTGACCACATTACGCCGCCGCCGATACTGCCGATAGGGCAGGGTGGTATTTCCGGGAGCGCATCCCCGGAAGCACCACCGGCCGCGCCAATATGCCGAAGATGCCGTAGCGGCCGGCATGACTCCTATCCCAATGCGAAATATCCCGGATCCAGATTTTCGACTATTCGCATACCACCAGCAGCGCACAGAATTACACGAGGGCATGGTGTGCCTTCCGCTGGATGAATTCGTACGCATCGAAAAACGGAACGCCTCCAAGATCGAAGCCAGATAGTGCCGTCCTTTTTCCACACGAACAATCAATCCACTTTCGCCATCCCATGTTCGACACTGACATCTCCGTATTCCGCACAGCACGCAGCACCGAGCCGGTTACATCCCGGCTCGGTGCCTTCCTCGCCAGCAAGCGCTGGCGCGACAAGGTGCTGGCCCTGCGCACCATCGAAGACAAGAAGGCGCGCGACGAAGCCAAAAAAGAACTACCAGCCGCCACCATAAGCGGCGTATTCAGCCGCCGGGCGGCTGCCGGTCTGGAACAGTACAACGGCCTCGTGTGCCTCGACTTCGATGCCAAAGAGAACCCCGGCCGCACCGCCGAAGAGATGCGCGACATCCTCCGCGAATTCGACGAGGTAGCCTACGCCGGGCTATCTGTATCCGGGCAGGGCGTGTTCGCCATCATCGCCACCAACAACACCGACCCCGATGCACACGCCCAGGTGGTGGACCTGCTCGGCGCAGTCATGGCCACCTACGATCTGTACTACGACCGCGCCTGCAAAGACGTGTGCCGCCTACGCTTCGTATCCTACGATCCGCAAGGGTACTGGAACGCAACACCGAAACCGTTCGACGCCGCCGCGCTGCTGCCTGCCATGCGCACCACTGAAGAACCCGCACGCCGCCCGCGCCCGGTTATCATCAACAAGGCCCCGGGCACACACAGCAGTACCACCGAGAAAAAAGTACTTGGATACATCGAAGCCATCGAGGCCCGCAGCCTCGACATCACCACCAACTACGAAGACTGGATGCGCGCCGGCATGGCCCTCGCCAACGAGTTCGGCCCGATGGGTGAGAACTACTTCCAGCGCATCAGCCAGTTCCACCCCAAATACAACCCCACCGAAACCGCCAAAAAATACGCGGACTTCGTGCGCAACACGAGCCGCGTCCACATCGGAACATTCTTCACCATCTGCAACACAAATGGAGTACGACAATGAGCAGCCTAACCGACACCGCAGCAACCATCCTGAACACCATACCGGCGGCGGCGCAAAGCCCCACACCTGAAGGCGATACCGTCCAGCAGGAGCTGGATACTATGGACGACGACTACATGATGCTGAAAGCATCCCTCCCGCGTGGCGTTAATGTGCGCGATGCCGTGGAATATGGATTCTACGAATACAAAAACCGGTGGTGGGCACGCCGCGCCGGTGGCGATACCCGGTTCGATCCCATATCCAACTTCACCCTACGGGTACTATACCTTATAGTGGGGGCCAACCCGAAGCGCATCGTAGAGATCACCAACGTATTCGGAAAAAGCACCAGCCTCGATATGGCCATCGAAGACCTTATCAGTCTGGACAAGTTCAAGGCCAGGGTAGAAAGCGCCGGCAACTACATCTTCGAGGGCAAGCCTGCCGACCTAACCCGAATCAAAACGAAACTGTACAACCACGAGCAACCCTCCGTAGAAATCGGCCGGCTTGGCCAACACAAGCGCGGGTTCTACGCCTGGGCAAACGGCATCTACGACGGCAACAACTTCCTCCCGATTGACGACCGTGGCATGGTGGCCTGTGGTGGCGAGCACTACTACATACCCGTGTTCGGCAGCACAAAAAGCGACGACGACGAAGACCTTCGGAACTACCGCAAATTCCTGCACCGCGAAAACAACATCACGTTTCAGACATGGGCCAAAACATTCTCCGACGTGTACGGCGAAAACGGTCAAGTGGGTATAGCGTTCCTGCTGTACAGCCTGTGCAGCGAAATCATTTTCGACAAGACCAAAGCGGCCCCAATGCTATTCCTTTTCGGGCAGCGCTCATCGGGCAAGGGCAGTATGGCCAACTCGCTGCTCACCATGTTCGGCTATGCGCAAGACCCGCTCATGCTCGGTGGCGCCAGTACGGTGGTGGGCTTCATGCGGAAACTCGGCCAGTTCAATAACGGTATCGTGTGGCTTGACGAATACAAAAACGACATCGGGGAAAAGAAGATCGAATCCCTGAAAAACATCTGGGACAGAGTAGGGTACGAGCGCGGTGTGAAGGACAGCAGCAATCGCACCCAGTCCACACCGGTCACCAGTAGCGCGATCATTTCGGGTCAGGAAATCCCGAACGTAGAACCGGCCCTGTTCAGCCGCACCATACTGTTGGAATTCCGCGAGAAAGAGCGCAGCCAGGAAGAAGTAGAGCGCTTCAACCTCCTGCGGAAAATCGAAGAAACCGGTATCACCAATGCCACCCTCGAAATCCTCACACACCGGGATGCCGTAGCGGAAAACTTCATGCAGGTGTACACCGAGATCGCAAGCGCATTGCGGGCAGCCTTTCAGGGCGAAGCGGTGGTGGAGCGCCAAATAGTCAACTTCAGTATCCTGATTGCCTGCGTACGGTGCTTGGAGCCACACCTAAAAATGCCGTTCACCTGGATCGAACTCTTGAAGATTGCCGAGCGATACATCAAGCGCCAGACAGGCATGATGGGCGCGGCCAACGAGGTGCAGCAGTTCTTCGAAATGGTGGCCTACCTGCTATCCAACGGCCTCATCAAAGACGGCAAAGACCTACACATCCAGAACGGAATCGTGAAGCTCCGGTTAGTCACCATTTTCCCGCTGTACCGGGAGTATTCGAGGCGGCAAGGACTGCGGGTTTTGGACCGTGGCACGCTCACAAACTACATCGAAAATAGCCAAGCCTACTGCGCGAAGGAGTCAAAACAGGGTTCTCACCGATTTCCGGACCTACAAAATCCTACAAACGCAATGGTTTTCCTACAACACGATTTGCGCAAAATGTACGGGGTGGACTTTGACGAAATCGCGCAACAGGCAGCAAACCAACCATTTACGCCAGATAAAGCCCCGGACGATCCATTTTAATTTTACTGACCCCTTATTTATAGTTCCTACATTTCCTACATATCCTACATACTAAACAAAGAACTGAAAATCAAAAAGTTGAAAATCCTGCACCCTTGCAAAATGCCTGATTTCTGTAGGAAGATGTAGGAAACTGTAGTGATTGTAGGAATGTAGGAAATGTAAGAGCGAAAAACATAAGGGTTCCTGATTTTTTAAAAATTCATAACCACACTACACATGCACTTCTACTCCACTCTCATCGGCCACATCGGCCGCGATGCCGAAACCCGAAGCCTTCAAGGTGGTAGGGTAGTGACATCATTCACCGTCGCGCACACCGAGTCCTGGAAGGATTCGCGCGGCGAAAAACAAGAGCGCACCACCTGGGTGAATTGCAGCTACTTCACCGCCGATCACCCCGCCGTATCGCAGTACCTTATGAAAGGCGCCCTCGTATGCGTCACCGGGAAAGTCAGTGCCCGCGCACACCTCGATGCCCGCAACGAGCCTGCCGCATCGCTCGACCTGAACGTGCAGGAAATCCGCCTGCTGGGAGGCTCGAAAAAACGCGAAGAAGAAACCAACCCGAACGTACCCGGCTACCCGGGCAACGTGCCGCCACCACCCGCGAAGCAACACGCAACCTTCACCACCACGCCGGAACCTGTGTCCGGTGATGATCTTCCTTTCTGATTATGAAAACCACAATTTCGCAAATCTTCCAGGCGGAACTCTCCCGCCGCCTGGTATCATACAAGGCGCACCTTGCAGTAGTACCGGCGGACGAATCCACCGCCCTCCGCGAGCAACTCAACCACCGCTACCTATGCCTCCAGATGGCCGCCAGCATCGAAGATAAAACCACGCGCCCGGCCATCACCAAAAGCATCGAACAGGTTCATGCCGAGTTGCGCCGCTGGATGATCGAGCTACAGCGCGACGCCACGGTAGCCAACTACCACGAGATAGGGCGCACCATCGCGCTCATCACAGACTGGATGGAGCAAACGAAACCGATCCAATCCACACCCACACAACTCTCAATCGTATAGCCATGATCCAAAAAGAAAAGTACCCGACCGACTGGGCGACTCTCTCGCACCAGATCAAAACCGACGCGGGCTGGTGTTGCGAGTGGTGCGGCGCCCAGCACCAGACCGTTATCCAGCGCCGGGCCATACAGCGCGAGCTGTCCGGCAAAGACTGGGTGCGCTTTGATACAGTCACCAACGCGAGCGGCCAGATCGAACCCACCAGCACCATGACCTACAAGCGGCTCCAGTTCTTCAGCCTCACCCGTATAGTCATCGCCACGGCACACCTCGACCGCAACCCAGCCAACAACGACCGCGAGAACCTCGCCGCCCTGTGCCAGCGCTGCCACCTGCGGCACGACGTCATTCAACACATCACTAACCGCCGGTACGGGCGCGACCACGCCCGGCCGGAACAACTTAAACTGGTATGAAAGAGCGTCCAATTTCATTCATCGCACCGATGGTGCGCGCCATACTCGAAGGCCGAAAAAATAAAACGCGGCGGATCGTTAAATTTGGCCCAGACCGACAAGTTAAGCGGTCGGAAGTTGACCGCCTTGGATTCTACGAATTAGATGGGACTACATACGGTCTTCTTTCCCCTTACGGTATGCCCGGCGACCGGCTGTGGGTGCGCGAAACATGGGCGGAGATATGCTACAACGAGACAGGCTGTGATGGGCTTGAATGTCTTTACCACGGATATGAGTATCGTGCAGACAAGCCCGGCGCGAAGTATGCCGGCGGGTGGGACAATGGGTTCGATTCGTCAGAAGTACCACCAGGATGCAAGTGGCGCCCGTCCATATTTATGCCCCGCACCGCATGCCGCCTCATGCTTGAAGTAACGGATGTGCGTGTCGAGCGCCTGAAAGACATAAGTGAATACGATGCAGAGCAGGAGGGCTTTGTTTCCGACTGGGCGGAGTCGGGGTTTTCGGCGGTGAATTCATTCGCGGAGTTGTGGGATGACATCAATGGCGAAGGCTCATTCGATTCCGACCCCTTCGTCTGGGTCATCACCTTCAAAAAGCTGGACACATGACTACCGATATTTTCCTATTCCTAATATTCATCGTCTTGATCGCCATCATGGCGTGGTGGATCAAGACGATGGATGATTATACTCAATACTAACTGAGGCTTTCCCGCTGTGCGCTCGCTTAGGAAGCATCGGCGGGAAAGCAGGGTTATGCTGATTTTTTTACTTTTAAATTCAACACAATGGCTTATCAATACAATGTCGAATTTCGGGTGCGTAGAGGCCTTGGCCCTCTATTTGAAACAAAATTAATCCCAATAGGATATGATGATGTAGACCGCGACATTCCCGAAAGTACCGTGAAGGAGTGGGCTAAAAAGGATGCTGAAAACTATTTGATTTCCAGGGATTACCACGTATTTATTTTCATTGATATTCATTCGGCATAACTGGCGCATGACTGCAAGTGCTGACGCTTAGGAAGTATTGACAGCCATGCAGGGTTAGCAGCATTCTAATATTATGAAAAAACTCCTCGATGTATACAGCGGCGCAGGACTTGCGGCAATTGGCTACAAGCAATCCGGCTTCCATGTCACAGGCGTTGACATTGAGAAGAAAACGTGCTATGCTGGTGATACCTGGATACAGGCTGACGCGCTGGAAATTTTGGCCGACACAACCTATTGCAGACAATTTGATGCAATTCACGCCAGCCCTCCATGTCAGAAATACAGCCAATCAACGGCGATGTTTCGCGCACAAGGCAAGGTCTATGCTGACTTGATTAAGCCTACACGCGAAGCACTTGAATTGATTGGGCTACCGTATGTAATTGAAAATGTACCAACTGCACCGGTTCGGCCTGACATAGTACTTCATGGCTGGATGTTCGGACTTAATGTGATGCGGAAACGACATTTTGAGTTGGGGAATTGGTGGATGATGCAACCAGGTGTGAGCAAGCGGATTGGGTCGGTTAAGGAAGGAGACTTTTGCACCATCATCGGGAAACAAGGCTACCGAAAAAACAAAGGGCTGCCGAAAAATTGGCGGCCTAAGTTTGACCAGGGTAGCGGGATCAAAACATGGCACTTTGCAATGGGAATTCCCATTCAATACAAATTCAAGGATGTTGAAATTTCGGAGGGAATTCCTCCGGCTTACACAAAATTTATTGGTGGCTACCTTTCCGAGTACCTGGATCGAGTGGCAACGCTTTCACTTGTCGGCTAACTCAAAGCCCACCGAAGCCGCCGCCACTGCGGCGGTTTCCGGTGGGTGATAGTTAGGCACATTCACACATTAAATTCAAAAATATGCACAACACAGAACAAGAACTTACCATCGGCGAAGCTCGCGTGCGCACGTCATTCAATCCGTCTGCTGATTCTACCGTGGACCAGATCAAGCAAAAAACAGCAGAACTTATCAACCTGGTTGAATCGCTGAAGCTGAAAGACGAGAGGCTTGTTATTATCGCACAGAGGACATACGAAGAAGCTGCCATGTGGGCAGTAAAAGCAGCAACTGCATAACCATTGCACATTCAATCAATACACGTTACATTTGTCCAGGCAATAGAAGTTTTCATTTGGTTTTTTGGGGTAGCCTTCAGCGCGTAAGCTCTGGAGGCTTTTTTATTTCGTCCTTTTTCGGGGCGGGGTAGGGTGGCACATTTGCACCTCATTCTATACTATTCACGAAATACAACAACCATGCGCCTCTTTCTCCTTGCACTCGCCATCCTGTTCATCGCTGTCGGCAGTGCCACCGGGCAGGTACCGGACTTCCCTCCGGTCGAAACCCTCACCCCCGAAAACCTGTTCGCCAGTGCTGTGGATCCGCTGTACTCCGCCCTCGTGCTGCTGTTCGGCTACGTGTCCGGCTTCTTGCCGGGCGTCAAGCGGTTCAGTCCGTTTCTGCGCACCGTCGCGTTCGGCCTCACGGCGGGCCTTGGCTTCCATTTATTCGGCGGGGTCGGAATCTGGAAAATAGCCCTCACGTACTTCATCACGTCGGGCCTGTACGCTTCGTTTTTCAAGAACATTTTCTCCAGTCCGAAAGCTACCGGCCCCTCGAATTACGAGACGGCATAAGAAGCATCGTTTTGTTTTGATACCCGCGTCCGTGTCCGCCGATAGGCAGGCACGGGCTTTTTGTTTCGCCGCATACTCAACCACAGCGCCGTATTGGGCGCAGTTTTTGTACATTTGCTACCGAAGCAATTGGTACGGCATGTTTTTCACGACAAATTGTTCAGATGCCGCACACATCAGAAGTACAATCCCCACCACAAGCCTACACCCCGGACCGTATTGCCTGCGTGGCTATGCGTCCGGCACTCCTTCGGTACATCGCCTGGCGCGAATGTTTCACCGATCTCTCCACGCCATTGTTGCTGCCTGGTATTGGTCCCGTCGCCGCCGCGCTGGATAGCTTGCTCGTCACTATGCACGAGTTTCGCCGCTCGGCTCCCCGCGAAAGTGTGGATGAGTTCCACGCCCGCCTGTATTTCCGCGTCACCGAAAAAGAGAAAGTGAAGCGCCCGTGCTGCAAGCCTGCGCAGTTCTCTATGTTCCCCGCCACCGACGACGACGAAGAGCACTACGCCGCTATGCGCGAGCGCCGCTTCATCACCGATGCCGGCACGCGCCGGTTCAACCGGTTCGCCGAGCAACTCTTGTTCGACGACATTGCCCGGTTCGTCCTACGCGAAAAAGCTACCGGCGCCACCGAGACAGAATCTATCCTGCTGTTTCTGGATCAGATCGGAATTGCTGACCTCATCGAGTTCGAGCAGGCAAAAAAATACGCATGGCGTTGGCGCAGCCACTACAACGCGCCCATCATTCGGGGCAACACCATGCGCCCACGCGCCGTGCCTGTTGATGTAGCACACCGCACCCGCGTACGCTGGTAGCCCTACGCCCGTCCTTTCCCGCGCCCGCGCACGCCTGCATTTTTGCGACGTGGACTTACAAGGATTCGATATTGATTTCTGTACCCTCGCCGCCGGTACGCCCGGGGTAGGGGTGTTGGAGTATGCCGCGCTCGACACGCTGGACCTGTCCAGTTTCGAGCCTGCGGTTGATCAGGAGTTTGTATTCCGCCGTACCCTGTCCGCCACCTGGCACGCGCTGCCGTTCGTGGTCGGTACCGGGTCGTTCACCGAGGACCATGCCGCCACCACACAGGGCAGCACCTACCGGCAATCCGTGCAGGTGTTCCTGCCCGGGGACAGTGCCGCCGTGCGCGCCGAGCTGTCCGAGATGCGGCACCGCCGCTTCCTCCTACGCATGGTCGGCCGCGACGGATCACCTATACTGCTCGGCACACCCGAGCAACCCCTTCGTTTCGATTCGCGCTTTTCCACCGGCCCGCAGGGCGGCGATCAGCGCGGGCACCAGTGCACGTTTCAGGGCGTAGCCCTCCAAAAAGCACCCATCTATACACCTACTTGGTAAATATGAGCAAGAACATACAGCCACCTACACAGCAGTTTTTCAAGGTCGTCACGGACGAGTCCTCCGACGAGGCCACGATCCTGTTGTACGGTTACATCGGCGAGTCCTACACCTGGGACACCGACGCCGGCGGCTGGAAAATGGACGGCGTGACCGACTTGGACTTCGTGCGGGAATTCAGTCGGTTAGCCGCATCCTACAAGCGCATCCACTTGCGCCTGAACAGCTACGGCGGCGACTTCCGCCATGGCAATGCCATCATGACTGCTATCGCCAGCAGCAGCGCCGAGGTACACACATGGAACGACGGCATAGCAGCCAGCATGGCAGCCGACATTTGGCTGTGCGGATCCGTGCGGCACATGGCGAAAAACGCCCTGCTGATGATCCACCCCACGTGGTCGTACGCAGTTGGCAACGCCAAGGAAATGCGGGAGTGCGCCGACATCATGGACAAGATGACCGACGCGGCCATCATCGCCACCGCTGCCAGCCTCGGCATTGATGAGGAAGAAATGCGCAGCCGCTACTACGCGGACTACGCCGACCACTGGCTGACGTACAAGGACGCTGTAGCCGACGCGCTCGTATCCAGCACCGAAGAGTACGACGCGGCAGAGGTCGAAAAAAGTATTGAAACGATGACCTACAAACAGTTGGTTACCCACGTCGAAAAGCATGTAGTGGATGCCCCCGAGGCTCCCGGTATGCTGACGCGCTTGCGGAAAGCATTCGAGCTACGTATAGAAAAAATCGCCGGCAAAACACCGCCGGTTCCACCTTCACCAGCACAAAAAAAAGACATGACTCTGGAAGAATTCCGAAAGAGCCTCGACGACAACACACTCGACCTCGCAGCCGTGAAGGCACACATCGCAGAGATCGAAGACGCCGCCGAGCCACCCGCCCCGACGGCAGAACCGGCCCCGGCCGATCAACTGGACGCTGTACTGAAAGAACTCGCCACGCTGAAAGCATCGCTTTCCGAAGCTACCAAGCGCCTGGACGAGTACGCACAAGCGCCAGGCGCTGCAAAGGCAAGCCCCGGCCTGCCCGACACCGACGCCCCCATTACCGACCCAGTGCCGGACCGCCTGCACACCTTCAACGAGGCTATGGCCAACGCTGCTAAGCAGGGCGCCACGCCGTTCCGCCCGATCCAGTAACCCGACCACGACCGACACACCTACTGTCAGAAACTATATCACTCACAACCTAACCGCCAACACACAACATGGCACACGCAATAACTATCGCTGCGGCACAGGAAGCGCTTAACCAGCACGTCATCACCTGGGCCTCGGAAACCAAGCAAGCGTTCCGGGTCGGCCTCGAATTCGAGACGATTCCAGAGATCGGCATGGTAAGCGCCGAAGAGGTGTACACCGCCGAGAACGCCTCGATCAGCGACCTCATTCAGCCCTACCAGGCACAATTCACCCCGAACAACACGGAAACGTGGGACGGCGTGAGCAACACGCTCCGCCCGATCAAGATTGATCTGAAGTTCTCCGAAGAGCAACTCTTGAAGTTCTACGACAAATGGCGCAACAACTGGTTCGAAGCCGGCAAAGACCCGATGGAGTGGTCGTACCCGCGCTACATCGTGGACCAGCTCATCGTGCCGAAGTGGCAGGAAGAACTGAACTCCCTGGCATGGCTGGGCGAGTACAGCGCACCCACGCCCGGCACCCCCGGCGATGTGCTGGATGCCGTAGACGGCTACAAAATCAATATCGCCAACGCCATCACGGCGGGCGATCTGGTTCCTGTGGCATCCGGTTCCTTCACCTCCTCCGACATCCGCGCCAAGCTGGAAGCATGGCTCACCTCTATGCCTGCCGCCGTGCGCGGCCGTGGCGGCGTAATCCTGATGAGCGACACCAACGCCCGCAACTACTACTACGATTTCCGCAGCGAGTTCAGCGCGGCCACGTGGAGCAACTTGCAGGCAAACGGCGGCCTCACGGTGGACGGCTTCCCCGTGCGCATCATCGGCGTCAAGGCGATGGGTTCCAGCAACCGCTGGATCTTCCTGCCGAGCGGCCAACAGAACATGATAGTGGGCACGCGCCGGGGCTATCCGGCGTACCCGCAGTTCATCTTCGACCACGACCTCTACAACCTGCACATGAAGGCTGTCATCTATCGCTTTTTCGGTTTCGAGCATTTCGGAACCCTCTTTGTGAACGACCAAGCCTAACCAAGGCAATTACTTCCACCATAATGAACCGGGCGGCTTCGGTCGCCCGGCTTCATTCCAACTTACACAATCACAATGGCACAAGAAAATAACGACCTGAAAGCCGAACTCGACGCCACCCGCGCCGAACTGGAAGCCGCCCGCGCCGCCCTGAAAAGCGGCGGCCCTGCGCCTATACCCGGCAGCTACAAGGGGCACAGTTTCGTACCAGGGCACCGGCGTGTGCGCGATGCAGCGGGCAATTTCTGCGACACAACCATGTTGCTTGCCGCTGCCGCCGACCCCGCCGCCGAAGGGCACGCCGCAGCCGTAGAGGTACTCGACCGGTTAATCAAGATGAAATACGCATACTTCACCACGGAGGCCCCCGCCCCGGCAAACAAGAAGAAATAATGTGTACGATAGCAGCACTCACTGCGGTGCCGTGTGGCGATAACACGCCCGGTACCAAACAAGTCGGCTACATGGTGCCCTCTTCGGAGGTGACCGCCATGCCCGACTACATGACCTTCGCCGCCGAAGGCGACTACGTGCGGGCCACGGAGGACTTTGATTTCTCGGGCGCCGGCTCCCTGAAAGGATTCTTTCGGGCGTTCCCAATGCTCATCAACAAGAACTCCTACGCGCTGTCCGCTGTAGGCGGTATCGGCTCCAAGGGCTGGAAGGAAACCTTCACGTTCGTGCTGGCTGGGGTGAATGCGCAGCAGCTGGAGTTCGTCACGCGGATGCTGAACATCCCCGGCGTATTCCTCTGCACCGACAAGGTGGGCAAGGTCCACGTGATCGGTCGCAAGGATGACCCGGCCTATGTAGAAACCGCCGAAGGCAGCACCGGCGACGGCCCGGAATCGGAACGTATCATCACCGTGACGGTGAGCGGATACACTTCCCGCCCGATGTTGTACGAGGGGCTGATTGATGTCACGCCGAACGCATAAGGCTATGACAACGACCGACACGCTACCGCCCGCGCTGCGGGATCGCTATGCACTTACACGCCCGATACAGGGCGGGCCGGTGTATGAGTTCCCACAGTACGGGCGCATTCAGATAGATTTCTCCGCACTGACAGAGCGGCAGGCAGAGCGCCTTTTGGCGAGAGGCTGGCCCGGTATTTGCCGGGTGCAAGCTGCACCGCCAGCGATAGAAGTATTGCAGGATGCGATAGAAGAACACATAGAACAACGGGCGACAACGGAGCAAGATTCTTTCGAGAAAATCCGCCCGGAATACCGCAACCGATACGACAAGAAACGTTAGCAGATGTGCGTTCGGCGGTGCAGATAGGATGCGCCTCATCTGCCCGCCACCGCACACCACCCAGACCCGCGTACTCAATTCGCTTCATATGAAAGATGCCCGCCGACGTAAGCCGGACGGGCTTTTTTCGCGTCCTTTCTGAACAATCAATCGCCGCGCAACTTGCACCCCGAAATGAATACCCTGCTCGACTTCTTCCAGCTCCATACGTCGCACACCTTCACTGATGCGGTGCGCACCCTGCGCCAACACGCGCCCGGTAGCATCACGCCGCGCATGATGCAGCGCCTCGAACTGCTCGTACTCACCGGCGAAGAACCGGGAGAATACGAGTGGGGGAAAGTACGCGCCGCGATGGAAGACAGCGCGCCGCCGGCCACTACCGCCCGGCAACAAACCGAAGCCGCCGAAATGCGCCTCGATGTGCCACCTGTATCCAGCGCATTGTTATCGCCGCTGCATGGTATAGCCCCAGAAACCAAGCTCCTGCACAAGAAGCATGCGCACTACCACGCGCTGCTGTGCGCTGCCACCACGGATGCGCAGCGCGCCGAATACGCCGAAATGATTATGAGCAGCATCATCCCAGCGCTCGATGCGTACTACGATACCATGCGTGCAGGCTCCGAGCCGGACACTACCGACACCGCCGCGCCGGACTTCGACCCCATCCCCATCACCGGCGGCGCCGTTGGCGGGGTGGACGTGATCCGCCGGCTGCAATCCCTCCGCACACGCAGTTCTAAAATCCGGAAACACCTAATCCCATCCGCCCCAACCTTAGCCCGCCGCGCACAGCTCGAAACCGAACTGGAAGAAAAGCAGGCACAGATAGACAGAATCGAACAGCAGATCGCATGAAAGAAAACGAGATAGTGGTGCGCAACCAGGCGGAACTCCGCCGGCAGGAGCGCATGCGCGGCATGAACGACCGCGACATAGTAGCCGCCTGGTACCGCGCCGAAGATGCCGAACACTGGAAACTCACCCAGCGGCAGGAAGATATGCGCCGCCGGATGGATCAGGCCAAGGCGCTGTTTCTCGCCCGCAAGACATACACCGAAGTCTATACCACCATTGCCGATGAATTCGGCGTGGCGATCAGTACCGCCCGCAACGACATCGCAGCCGCGATGAAACTATTCGGCGACCTGGAACGGGTTCCGAAAGAAGCCCACCGCGCCCGCGCCGTAGAAATGGCCCTCGAAACCTTCGCGGTGGCGAAGGAAGCTGGCGACGCGCCCGGCATGGCAAAGGCCACGATGGCCTACATGGCAGCCACGGGGGTAGATAAGGACGACCCCGATACGGTGGACCTCGAAAAGATTATGAAGGAGCGCACCTACATAGAGGCGCTCGACCCGGCACTGCGGGAACTGCTGCTCAACTTCCTCGCCCAGTCGGGCGGCTCGGTGGATACCGCCAAGCTATTCGAAACAATCTACGCTGCCAAAAATGAAGAGTATGTCGAATACGAAGCCTTACCCGACGACGCCGGAACTGATCCGAAATGAGATCGAGCGCCTGCACCGTAGCGGCGGCGCGGACTGGAAGCGCCTGGCAGAACAGGCCGACGCCTCGTATAGACAGATCAACTACAACCTGTCGCAGTGGCTTGCCTGGCACATACCGCCCCAGGTGAAAGAACTGGATCTGGAGTGGGGGCGCGGCACCGGCAAAACAACCGTGTTTTCCCGCTTCGCCCGCGCTATTGCGCAAGACCTTCCGCGCGGCGCGTTCCAGTGGGAGGTGCCGACGTATCAGAAATTCTTAACCGAGATCATACCGGCATTCATACACGCCCTCGAAATGCAGGGCCTGTATAAAGACCTGCACTACTTCATCGGGCGGCGTCCCCCTGCCCGCTGGAACTGGCCGGAACCCTACAAACCACCGCTTCGGTACGACAACGTGATAACGTTCTGGACCGGCTTCCAGATCAACCTGTTGTCGCAGGATGTACCCGGAGCCGGGCGCGGACTAAGCACCGACGGCCGCTTCGCGGATGAGGCGGTGATGTTGTCGAAAAAGAAACTGGACGAGGATAGCGGCCCGAGTATCCGGGGCAGCAACGCGAAGGCATTCCTAAACAAGCGCTTTTTCGATTTTCGAATGATGGCCAGCAGCACAGCCCTAACCCCCGCCGGTGCGTGGTTCATACAGCGCGAAGAACAGGCACAGCTCGCGCCGGATCGGCACCGGTTCATCCGCGCCAACTGTATGCAGAACATCCTGCTGGGCTACCTCAAGCCCGACTATCTTACAGAGGCCCGCCGCTCGTGCATAGACGTGACCACCTACAACGCCGAGTACCTGAACATCCGCCCCCGCTTTGTGCGGAACGGATTCTACGCCCTGCTCGACGAAGACCGGCACGCCTACACCAGATTCAACTACGCGCACTACGGCAACCAGGTGGGCGCGGTGGCCGACTGCCGTGGCGACGACGACCTGACGCCCTCGCTGCCGCTCATACTCGGTGCCGACTGGGGGTCAGCAATCAACTCGCTCGTAGTGTGTCAGTCCTTGCAGGGTGAGTTCCGCGCCCTGAAAAACTTCTTTTCGCTCGGCAGCGCGGGCGAGACACAGGATGATCTGTTCCGCCGCTTCAACGACTACTACCGCCACCACGCCACCCGCGAGGTGTGGATGTGGTACGATGCCACTGGCAACGCCTCCACCGGCAACACGAAACTCACCCGCGCCCAGCAGGCCGAGACGCAACTGATTAGCCTCGGCTGGACGGTGCGCCGCATGTCGCTCACCGGCACCAACCCCCGCCACTTCGAAAAGTACCAGCTGTGGGAGGCGCTGCTGCAAGAGAAGCACCCTCGCCTGCCGCGCTTCCGCGTGAACCGCCAGAACTGCAAGGAACTGTGGGTGAGCATGAGCAACGCCCGAACCAAGCACGGCCAGCAGGGCGAAGTGAAAAAAGACAAGAGCGGCGAGCGCCACGACAACCCGAACCGGCAACACGCCACGGACTTGAGCGACGCGATAGATCAGCCGGTATTCGGTATGTTCAACCAGATGCTCAAGCAATTCGGGGAGCCGCTTCCGGAGGCGAGTGGGGGACGGTGGTAATGATGAATGAGGAATGATGAATGATAAATATAAACCTATGACATACGCACAACGAATAATCGCATACATGGAATCGCTGGGCTACGAGATAGCCCGTGGACCGCACGAATTGAATATCGTCTATGTGGAGGGTGCCGACCTCGACGGCACGCCGAACGCGGACGAGGCAGACCGCTTCAACGATCTGGGCTTGCTCATCGAGTTCGATGACGCAGGTCAACCGCAGATCGTACACCGCGCGGTGTGTACCACCGAGCCGGGCTACGCCGCCACGATGGCACAGCGCGCCCGCCTGCTGGGCGGGGTAGCGCGGGTACAGCTCACGCAGTACAAATCGTGCTGGCAGATGGGATTCCACAAGAGCAACCCGGCACACCCGGCGCTCGTGCAACGCGCCACCATGCTGGTACACCGCGACCGCAACCGCGACGGGAAACGCCCCGGCGACTTGCTTATGCCAGCCAGCGGGATCAATCAGCACGGCACCCGGCCCGGTATGATCGCCCGCCTCGTAGGCACCTGGAGCGAAGGCTGCCTCGTGCGGCTAAACTGGGACGACCACCTGCATTTTATTGGCATGCTGAAAACGGACCCGCGCTTTGTACAGAACCCCTCCTTTTTGTTTTCGGCGGCGGTGCTGGATGGTGGGAAGGTTTGGAGGTTTCAGCCGATGGGCGTAGCTTTGTAAAAAAAACGATAACTATGCAGTCATCTACTTTAACAAACTATTATCCGTGTTTTGATTCAAAAATACCAGTGGATATCGCAATCCAAGAGATGGTAAGTAAAATCGAAACCTTGACAAGGGAACCAATGACAATACAGTTAATTGAAGTTCCGTTCCCGCCGCCGATAGGAATGAAGTTTTATTGGTCGTGTCGCTATACGTTTAAGGGCGTTACATTTGACTTTCAGGAGGTGTCATTATTCGACGCCGCTTTAAATGCGTACAATGAATTGATATCAATGTGTCAAAAAACGCAACAACATGGAAACGTTTAGCGAGCAACTTAAAAAATTAACTCCAATTGCCTCGGAGTTGTCACAAAAAACAGGCGTTATCTTCCATCCAATTGATATTTACCGCGCTGCCTATGGGTTTGATGATCTTAGCAAATCCGCACTAAACCTATCTATTTCACTTAGATATTTTAGAAATGTAATTATTGGAAGGGATGGTTCGAAAACTTATCCTTTTCGATTTCGGGATATTGCGCGACGTCAATTGCGGTAGTCCCGCAGGCTATTCGCTCCGGCGGTGATATGAGCAACAATAGTCAATGCGAAGGCCGGATTCCTAGCATGGGGAAAAGCGAAGGGGATACCAGCGGACTAGGTAATATATGCTCCCTGTCTATTGTCGCTCATAACTCCAAGCCATCCGAAGCCTGGTGGCATAGTATAACTGTCACCTGCGGTAGTCCCGCAGGCTATTCGCTTCGGCGATTCTTGCCCCGTAGTGGTTCGGCCACGGCGGGGCTTTTTTGTTGGTAAAAAAATAAATCTTAAAAAAAGATGGTCAATGTATTGACCAATAAAAAAAGCCGTGTAACTTTGTGGGGTCAAAGCGATGAAGCGATGGCTCCGGTGGCAGCCGGATAACATTCACAACCTAATTTTTTCAGATCATGACAAACGCAATTGAAGTATCCCGCGGAACTTTCAACGAGATCACCAAAATGCCGGAAGACATTCGGCTTAAATGCGCCGAGCTTTTGGCCGGCGTAAAAAACGCGGCGAAAGTAGATGAGCACGGCGGGTGGGAATTCGGAATCCTTGAATCGAACTATAAGAAAGGCCGCTTCCAAGCTATGAACTACGACTGGTACGGCGTGAGCTACGATCTGCACGACGGTGGTTTCCTCGGCGTAATCCAGGTGCGCGAATTCTATCGCGCCAAAGCGAACCGGTTCCCTGAAATTAGAAAGTCGTATTTCCTTATCGGGAAAAATGAAGACGCTACATATTTCGCACACCCGGTAAGCGCATCTAAAATCCACGCTGCTATTCGCGCCGGTAAAGATGTTGTCAAGGCGGTGCAAGATTGGATTTTCGGTACTGACTACGCGAAGGTGATTCGGCAGGGCGATCTGTGTATGATCCCTGTTCGCAGCGTAAAGGGCGAAGAGCGCGGCACCGAAATTATTCTTGAAAAATCGCACCGCCTGATGGCAGATCGCATTCTCGAAAACGGCGACCTGTATGCTATCAATCCCAACATGATCCACCTGCAAGGGACTCACCCGACTATCCAAAACCTGACAGGTAAATTCAAGGTTGTCGTAGGTCGCCGCGCTGCATTCTGGTCTTTCGCTAAACCCACACTTGACTAAGATGAACAAGCAGAAACTACTCGAAGACTGTATAGCTGCTGAACATGCCGCGATTGACCGCGCAAAAAAATTATTCGAACAAGGAAAGTGGGATGAAGACTTGACTGCCGCAGTTATTACAGACGCATCGAAAATGATTGAGCGAAATAGCGAGCGGCTCGCAGACCTTATTGCCTACAAGGGTCGAATGTCAAAGTAAAAAAACAGGGGTGCGGCTGGCAGGCCGCACCCCAATCAAAAACCTAAAATTCAAGATCGCCGCAAAGATGCAGAAAAAAGAAAAAATACCTTACACAGACGAACTCGCAGCGGCAATCATCGCGGAGTTCGGCCTCTCCGCAGGCTTGAAAAAAGTCTGGAAAAATAGAGGTCATATTCCAGGTGATTACCTTCGTGAAGACCGAGACGATACTGAAGGGCTTGACGACCGCGATCCAGAGTACCAGCGCTTCCGGGAAATACTTGGTCGGCCTGAAATAGCCTCTACGAAATTTCGAACGCTCGGCCAGAAAGGCGCCGATGTGCAGCGCGGGAAAGATCGGATGACAGAGGCCGAACGCATCGCGTTCAAGACTGAAGTGACCGAAATCAGAAACAAGCTTCGGCTTGCGAAAGATATGCCGACGAATAAGAACCTAAGCGCGGCGCTGAAAGATGTGCGCCTGCACCCCACGAAGGTGATCCCGAACACGCTATACAGCAAGATCATGCGTGACGGAGTATTGCTTGATTTCGAAAAACAAGAAGCGCGCGTAGCTATACTTGCGCTTTATAACCACATTCGCGTATGATACAGCATGATGATCCGCTACGCGAGTATCTTCTCGCCTTCGGGAAAACCTTGAATATTGCCCGGCTGGAACAGCATATCGGGATTGGCACTCGATTGGTTCGGCACTGGCTTGCAGGAACCAGAGGTATGACCGTTATTAATTACGACAAGGTGCACCGCTGGGCGCGTGAACGAGGATACCGCCCGCCAGGGTGTGATGATCTTGGGCAAGATGTCTGCAACGCTTTTGGCTCTCCGCATTTCAATGCGGAGTCAATCATGAAAGCACTTGAACAGCATCGTAGTGATAGTTCAGTCGCTACATTGATGAATGTACTGCCTGGGTTGGCGGAGGTTTCGAAACGATATTATTGAATACTTCCCGCGTCCTTTTTACCAACGTCCATGCGCCGCACCTTCGCCGCATGGACTTTTTTGTTTTCATCATCATCGTGGCTTTAGCCTGGGCATTGACACAGATACTGCGCACGCAGTAGCCGCCCGCGTCCTTTGTTCCGGGCGGGTGCGCGGGCATTTTTGTGGCGATTTTTCAACAAAAAAAACTCGTCACAATGACCCGTATCCTCACAACCCTTTTCCTTTTGGTCCTGCTCGGCTGGCAATTTGCCGCCGAGGCACAGACCCTCACGATCACACCGAGCAGCGTGGAAGTCATCACCGCCGGCGCGAAAACGCGCACCTTCTACGCCCTCGACGACGTGTATTTCCAGAACACCTACACGGGTGGTTTCACCGTGCGCGATGCTGCATCCGGCACAACGCTGTTCAGCGGCGACACCTCGGAGGTAACCATGAGCGGCGCATCCAGCTGGGCAGCGAAACACGCCTTGCTCGATGCCTACTGCATCCGCGTGCCGTACGACACGCTGCAACACCCGGTGAACTACCTGCCGCGCAAGGGCGTGAACTTCCTGTACAAGAACTCCGACGCTACCGTGAAGGTGGTACATGGTCGAAGTAAGAACACGATCTGGGGCGGCACGCTGGCCAGCATGGTGGACAGTGTATCGGCGAGCAATGCGCTCATCTGGATCCGCACGGTGCTGCAACGCGACGCCGTTCGATCCGGACAGATCATCGGCCCGGCAGCTACGATTGCATCGGGCGCTGCAGCGGGTGCCAGCCCGACGGTAGCGATGTCCGCCGGACCTACGAGCGGAGCTATCACCCTGACGACCGGCACCACGGCCACCACGACGGGCAACCTGTGCGTGGTGACGCTACCGCACGCATACGATGCCATGTTCGTGACCGTTACCCCCGGGAATACCATCGCGGCTACGCACGTGGCGCGGGTATTCGTGGAGCAACTAACCACGACGACCTTCGCACTGAAAGCAGCCGGCACGGCGTTATCCGATGCGACTGCGTACAAGTGGAATTTCACCGTCACGGGCCTGAATACGACGCCCCGCAATTAGACTTTTTAGCATACAAAAAACGGCGCGTGCCCGTCCTTTCTACAAGGGGCGGGCACGCGCATTTTTGCAGCGATGTTCTACCTCGACGACATTGTGGCCTACTTCCGACACCTCTGCGAGCAGCACCCCTTGCTGCTGCATGCCGATACGGTGGGGGCGCGGGTGTTCGAGGTGCGCGATCTGGATAATGCCTTCGGCGCGCTGCGCACGGGCATGAAGGAGAAAGACTTCGCGGTGCGGCTGGTACTCCCCAGTATCGAATACCACAGCGAGGCGAACAACGCCCGCAAATCCTATCAACTCGGCCTGCTCGTGGCGAAATACCACGGCCGCCGCGAGACGACCGACACCGACGTGATAGACGCGATGGCCGAAGCCGAGCGCGTGGCCGATGAGTTCCTGGAACGAATCGTGTCCGATAGCCGCAATGGATATCCGCTATTCCGGTCCTCTGTGGATCAGGTGGACGACCTGAAACCAACGATGGAGGTGCTACCCGCGCTCTTCGATGGTTCTTACTCGGGCGTGTTGCTCCTGTTCGAGTTCACCCTGTGGCGAAAGATTATCAGTACCGCCTGCGACCCCGTGTTGTGGGGCGACGACGGCCTTACACCTATACCCGATCCAGACTAACGACCTATGGCGCTCACGATAATCGAACAACCTGCGGACATCGTACTCGCTCGCAATCCGGTGGTGCTCTGCCTGAAGGCAGCGCAGGCCGGCGGCGACCTGTACGCAGCGCAGGGAGTAAGTGCCCGCATGGACGTGACCACAGCGGGCAGATTCTCGACCGGCGGCACCATGACCGTGGACTATACGGAGCCGGACGGATCCGCTACATCGGTCGAATTCACGGCCGTGGCATCGCCAGATGCGGTGGACGAACTGCCGGACAACTCGTGGGCCGGTACCGGCGCAGCCTACTGGGCGCGTGTGGCCGAAATCGTGGGTGGACACCCGCGCATTGCGCCATTTTTTACCGGCGAAGCGGTTACTATACTCGGCCAACTGACGATACGCCTCACGGCCCGCGACACGGACGTAACGTGGACCGTAGAAATAGCGAACACGGGCGGCTTCTCGGTATCGCAAGACACCGACGGCGTGGACGACGCTACGCCCGAAAATTACCGGGTGCTGGTTGAGGTATTCTTCGAGGCGGGCTACGGCAGCGGCGACTATACCCGCGTGGCACAGCTGACCGGCAACCCAAATCCCGCCGACGGCCTGATGTACTTCGACATCAGCAGCGTGCTCGCGGCACATTGCCGAGCCAGCCGCACGGAACCGCTGGTGCCTGTGTGGAGCACCGAAGACCCGTACGTAGCCGACAACCTTCGGAACTACTACATACGCTTCACCGAAGAGTACGGTGCGCCCGCAGTGGTGCAGCCGTGGACATACACCGATGTGGCGTTGGCGATGGATGGCGGCGTGAGCCAGGCGGTACACAAGGAGGCCGGATTTTTCGGATACTTAAGCACGCTGGACGAAACCGATGCTTTCCTGACGTGGATGCCCGACGGGCGCCGTGTTTCGCTGGATTCGCCGGAGTACCTCACCTGGTACAACCACACCGGGGCCGAGCAGACGGTACTGATCGAGATAATTATGTACGATGTGTATAGCGGCGCGGCGAAAACGCCCCTGTTTTTTGTGGGTACTACGCCACTCGTGGTGCCGGCGAAACACGCGGCTGTGGTCCCTGCAAACCTGCGCCGGATCATCTCCGAAATCAACATCACCGATAACCCGGATGCGTATAAGTACACCATCCGCGTGGTTGATTACAACAGCGACTGGGAGGGCGACGGCGGCGATTACCTGTCCGAACCGCGCACGTTCTACCTCGTCCGCGACTACTACGAAAGCACGCGCTACGTGCAATACCTAAACGGTTTCGGTGTGCCCGAAACCCACCGCTGCACCGGCGAATGGGGCAAGCGCGTGGAGGTTGCACGATCCACGGCCACCCGCCCGCTACTGCCGGGCTACGCCGCTACGGCGAGCGATAGTTTTCAGTACGCTGCGTCGGCGGTGCCAAGCCTGGTGTACCGCACCGGCTACATCCGGAAGGCAGACGCCGAAGTGATGCAGGAAATGCTGCTCGCCGGTGAGATATACGATGTGAGCGCCGACGGGTACATACCGCTCCAGATCAGCGACAACAGATTCGATGTGACCAATACGTACGAGACGCTGCACGCCTATCAATTCGCGTGCAGGCCGCGCCTCGACATGAAAAATTTCTCCACGAAAAAACTATCGGGGTCTGACGCAGACGCCTGGGAGGAGCCGAGCGGCGATTTCTGGTTTGATGCGCTTCAGATCGCGTGGCAACTGCCCTAACGAATATGGCGAAGGTTCATCTATTTCCGCTGCTGTCGAATGTGTACAGCGATACGCGCCTCCCGCTGCAATTCCCCGGGAACTCGGGCGCTCCCGCTGCCAGCCAGGTGACGCTGGCGACGCTGTTGGCGTGGATCAAGGCCAATATCGGATTCAACACGGCCGCTACCGTGGCCACCGCTACGCACACGATGACCGTGCCCGCCGGGAAATGGCTGGTAGGCATAGCGGTGCAGAGCAGCGCGGCGCAGGCATTCAAGGCTGGCCTGTCATCCGGCACCGACGAACTGGTGTACGAGGGCATCGTGGATGCCGGCGACGTGAGCACGTTCAGTGCACTGTTGTACGGCGGCACCACGGGCAAGACCATCCACTTTTCGGCGCTCACCGGCACCGTCACGATCACACTCCTAATCCTATGAAAAAGATACTCATTCTCGCCGCCCTGCTATTCGCTGCCTTGCAAGGGCAGGCCCAACCGGCCGAGGTGGTGGCAAAACTGCTACGCGCTACGCAGCGGCTACAGTTGCGCACGGCGCAGGTGGATAGCTTCGTGGTGGCGATCACCGCAGGCAGCACGCACCGGCATTTGCCGACGGCCAAGGCGGTGTACGATTTTTTCCGGGATAGCGCGGGCGCACACGTCATCGCAGACGACACGCTCGCCGTGGCCCAGCGCGACACGCTCGTATTCAGCAGCAGCGGCGACGTCGGCTTCTCCGTACTGAACGACCCGACCACAACAACCATTAGCGGCACGCTCAACCAACTTGGCGCGACCACGGGGCAGGTGCTCCGGTGGACCGGCGCACAGTGGCTCCCGAACGGAATTAACCTGTACGATGTAGTCACGACGAGCATGACCGTCGGAATCGAATACAACCAGGTGTTCGTGGATACGCTATCGGCCGGCATCTCGCTCAACCTGCCGCCCTGCAATGCGGCGAACGACAACGTGCGGTTCGAATTCGTCAAGGTAGGCCCCGACAACTACGCTGTGACGATAGACCCGGCTGGATCCGAAAAATTCGCCGACGGAGCATCTACAAAAACTATTTTTTCACCAGGCACACCGCTCGCCTGCACCTGTCAGTGGAATGGCAGCACGGGGCGGTGGCTACACAACAGCATGTAACAATCTACTGACATGAAAAAACTACTTCTTTTTCTCGCCTTGCTCGCGCCGATGGCCGCTATGGCACAAATCCCGGCGCTGACAAACGCCAGCCAGATCAAGTTTCAGGATGGTAACAACACCTTTCTCAAGCGCCTCGACTCCCTCGTAGCCTTCGTGAATGCCGGATCCGGCACTGTGACGAGCGTGGATGTATCGGGCGGCACCACGGGCCTAAGCACCACGGGTGGACCAGTCACCACCACCGGCACGATCACGCTGGCCGGCACGCTCGTAGCCGCCAACGGCGGTACCGGGCAGTCGTCGTACACCACGGGCGATATCTTGTTTGCGAGCGGAGCCACGGCGCTTTCGAAACTTGCGGGCGTTGCTACGGGGAATGCGCTTATATCGGGCGGCGTTTCTACTGCCCCCAGTTGGGGTAAAATAGGGCTTGCTACACACGTATCGGGTACGCTGCCCATCGGCAACGGCGGTACCGGCGTTACGGCCGTTGGCGGTGACGGCACGGTACTGGCCTCCAATGGTACTGCGAATGTGTACCTGTCGCCTACGATCACGACTGCAGCGGCGGCAATCGCCTTCGCGCGTAATGGCTCCAACCTGGAGCTGAACCTGCCAAATGCCGACGCGAGCAACCGGGGCACGGTGAGCACCAGCACACAGACGTTTGCCGGCGCGAAAACTTTCAGCGCACTGGTGACGGGTAGCGCGGGGGTTGCGAGTACGGCATCGGCATCGGCGGCGGCATTCAATGCCAACGGGGTAGAAGCATCCAGCTGGACTACAGAGAATGCTAATACGACTATAGACCACACGGATAATTTCCTTGAAATTGGCACCCTTACGGGTGCAATCACGATCACGCTACCGGCCTGCAATGCCACCACGAACCGATGGACATACGAATTCCTGAAGACCGGCTCTGATACTTTCGGAGTTACGATAGACCCGGCTGGATCGGAAACTTTTTTCGACACCGCATCCACGAAAACAATCTATAGCCAGGGGAATGGCGCCACCTGCAAGTGCAAGTGGAACGGCAGTACGGGTACCTGGTTCTACTCCACCCAAATGTGATACGAACATGAGAAAACTATTATTTCTTCTATTTTTTATCCCGGCGGCGGCGTTTGCGCAGTTGCCCAGCATCACAACGGCTACGGTCGTGAAGCTGCAAAAGGGGGATGTAACGTGGCTATGCAGGCTTGACAGCCTTGGTGCGTTTTTGGATAGCGGTACGGACAACAACGGAATATATTCCGGGTCTGGGACTATAGCCCCCTTAGCCAGCGCAAAAGTTTCGAGTAACAGTTCGTTCGACATTAGCTACAGCAATTTTACGAACGCATTCATCGTGGATGACGAGTATGGAGCGGTAGCGTGGCAATCTAAGTATAATACACACCAAATAAACTTAGACACATCATTAGTTTCTATCTATTCGCCGATATTGCTGCTGGCAGGTGTTGGCAATGATACTGTTGAATTAAGGATGGAGGAACCGATTGGCGCTAATTTCACATCGTTTCGAGCGCAGGCGCAAAGCGCAGATATCTATTATACGCTACCAGCCGCTGCGGGTACAGACGGGCAACAACTGACCTGGAATACCGGTGGCGTACTGACGTGGGACACTGCCGGCATAATCGGAAACGGTACAAGTGGGCAACTGACATATTGGAACGGTACTACAACCGTAACGGGCAGCACCAACTTCACATTCAACGGAACGAATGTGGGGATCGGTGGGGCCGTGAACGCTGACCACCAGCTATATATGCACGGGACTAACGCGCTAAAAATTCCGGCGGGGACTACAGCGCAGCGGCCGGCCACACCAGTAGAGGGGTCGCTGCGGCTCAACACTACTGTAAACAATATGGAATACTATGATGGCTCCGACTGGCAAGGGGCTGGCGGTGGTGGCAGTGGAGAGAGCAATACCGCCAGCAATGTTGGCTCCGGCGCAGGCTGGTACAAGCAAAAAACAGGAGTTAATCTGGAATTCAAGACAATCGTAGCCGGTGTCGGCATCACCGTGACGAACAACACAAACGACCTTACCGTATCCACTACCGCACCGCAGCCAGCCAGCAGCGAGACGATAGAGGCGAGCAATTTCACAGCCACCATGCGACGCATTAACCTCGTGGACTGTAGTGCGGCGCCACTGACTGTAACGCCACCAAGCAGCCCAGCCATCGGAGACCGCTTTGCCGTGGTGGATGCAGAGGCCACGGCCGCTACAAACAACATCACAATAGATTTCGATACAGCCAACCAGAAGCTGTACTCGGTAGAACAAAACTATATCATCAACGTGGCCGGTGGGTACGTCGAGTTCATCTACATGGGCACGACGACGGGCTGGGTCGCTACAAAAGGATAGCACATGAAACTAATACATTTACTTCTTCTATTGATCTGCCCCGCGTTAGTATTCGGGCAGATATACCATGTGGATGCGAGTGGCGGGGGGTATATTGTACGAGAGTACACCTCATCAACAACCTGGACAAAACCGGCTGGCATAGTCGCCGCACAAATAATTGTTTTAGGTGCAGGGGGGGGGGGTGGAAGTGGGCGGCGCGGCGCGGCCGGCACTGCGCGATATGGCGGCGGCGGCGGCGCCGCCGGTACGCTTTTGCGACTTTTCATGACAGAAGACAGCTTGCCAAGTACTGTTTCCGTTACAATTGGAGCCGGCGGGTCAGGCGGCGCCGCTGTGACAACGGATGACACGAATGGAGCGAATGGTAATGCTGGTGATACTACATCTTTTGGGCGGTTCGCAATAGTCCCCGGCTCTGGAGGCGGCACTGGGGGGCTTAACGCAATAACAAACGGGGGGGTTGCTACCGCAATAACAAATTGTACTCCTGGCAGAAGCATTCTAACAACAACATTAGGTGGTGGAGGCGGCGCCGGTGGAGCGACGAATGGCGCCACACAAGCAGGTTCAGGCTTTTCAGGGACGATTTCCACGCAGGGCGCCGGAAGCGGCGGCGGGAAGCCCATAGCAAATAGTACAGGAAGCGGCGGGGGCGGATCACGGAATTATACTATTTCCGATGCACTTTCCGCTGCAATATCAGGCCCCGGCGGCAATTCAAGTAGTAGTGGCGGAAATGGAGCTAATGGTGGCGATAATGTATCACTGCAATTAGCATCGCAATTCAAGGGTACCGCAATTCTTACAAAAGGTGCTGGAACATCTGCTGCTGGCGGCGCTGCCGGCGGAAACACCCCCGGTCAAACAGGTGGAAATGGTGGAAACGGCGGGCTTTATGGCGGCGCTGGCGGCGGCGGTGGAGCATCGCTTAACGGCGGCAACAGCGGCGCCGGCGGAAATGGCGCACAAGGCCTCGTCATCGTCATAGAATACTACTAAGATGAAAGCAATCGCACTTTTAGCGCTTATACTGGCCCTGCTCCTCGGCCAATCCTGTACCCGCCGCCGCGTAGTCCTCGAAACGGGCCTACCCGGGGCAGCGGCGCACTCCCGCACCACACACGAGCCGAATGTGCCGGCTGTAGGGCTTGCGCTGCTATCCGGCGCGCTGTACGGCATCCACGAGACGGTGGTACACACGCCGAACCGGATCCCGGCCGGCTGGAACCGGCAGTGGTGGGACGCCTCGATATCGTGGCGAAACCAGTATGCCGGTGCGGATCCGCGCAACGGACCGCGCTTCCCCGGCTCTACGACCATGCTGGCGTGGAGCACCGATGCGAAGTCACTTTTCGGCGCCGCGCACCGGGGCACATTGTTCCTGTCCGGCGTTACGATTACGCTGGGCGAAAAGAAACCCGTGTGGCACTACCTGGTAGATGCGAGCCTTAGCGCCGTAGCGTTCGGGCTTGGTTACCACACCCTGTACAGTTCACCCTTGCTTTTCCGGGGATAATGCTCGCACTGCGCACATCTGAAGAACATTTCGACCTGCCCGACGGCGCGAGCCTGGACGTAACCGGGAGCAATCCCGCGTTCGACCCGGACGTGGTGGCGCGGTTTTTCTCGTTCCCGTTTTCGCTACCAGCCACGCCGCGCAACCTGCGGCTACTGCGCCACGCCAACCGGCTGGACGCTACGCGCCGCAGCCCCGATGTGGACGTAGATATGTGGCTGGGTGGAGCGGGGTTTCAGCCGGGCCGCTTGCGCGTATCGAGCGCTACGGCTACCAGGCTGGAATGTGTGTTCGGTAACCGCGACCGCGAACTGCTGGACCGGCTACAGGAACTGAAAATACGGGACATACTGCCCACGGTGACGCTCGATAGCTTCGTGGTGGCCGAGTATGCGCCGCCGACGGTTTTCGGGAGCGGCGGCACCATCACGATCACGCTGACCGGCGATGTGGCGGGCGAACTGAACGACATCACCGGGGTATCGCTCATGTCCGGCCCGACCTACTCGGGCGGCGTGACGACATGGGTGTTCGACACATTCGAAACGCCGACGATTTTCGGCATCGAAATACATGGTTTTCTGATCGAGGAAAACTATACCGGCCAAGCGCCCACCGTGGCCGGCGCTGCCTACGCGGCGCTGCTGAATGCGATCCTGAACGGGCAGGAAAACCTGCACAACTATATCGCAGCGCTATACGCTACGCCGGGCGATATGCTCGCCTTCCCCACGGTGTACCACCAGGGCTTGTACGGCGACGCGAACCCGACCTACGACGGGTATGTGAATTTTTGGCACGATGGCAATTTCGTGTTCAACGTGCCCGACGTGGAAAAATCGTGGGACGCGGTATTCGTGCCGTATGTCCGCCTGAAGTATATTTTCACGGCTATAGCCGACACGCTTGGCCTCGCATGGGCTGGCGATGTGTATGAGGATGCGGATTTCAGCGCGGCACTGCTTTTTTCGAACTACACGCTCGACAAGCCGGAACAGATTACGCTGGCTGGCGAGGAAGTGTGGATGAACGCTTTCGTGACCGAGTGGAAGGTCGGCAACAGTGTGCCGGACTGGAGCGCAGCGGACTATCTGAAGCGCGTGTGCGGTTTTTTCAACCTGTACGTGCAGCAACAGGGCAAAACGCTATGGCTGCGCAAGCGCACGGATCAGCTGCGGGTAACGGAGCCGTTCTATGACATCCTGACGGATTTCAAGGTTACGCGCACCCCTGAAACGGGCGTCACGCTGGCATTTCAGCCGGACGACAACGACGCGAAAGAAGGACTGCCGAATTACGTGATTGGTGGCGGCGGCAAGCGGGTAGAAACCGAACTCGCGCCGCTCGTGACCGAAACGAAGCGGTACAAATTCCTGTACTACTGGAAAATGTGCGTGTACGAGGACTTGTCCGGCCGACCGGCCAGCGGTAACGCTGCGAGCAATGCTGCGCCACGGGTATTTTTTGACCGGGGCGAGCAGGATGATGATGAGGCAAACCCATACCAGATGAGCAGCAGCGATGATACCGATATCGCCGACACGGCGATAGGTGCGCTCACGCTCGCCTGGGAAGGCGAAACCGGCATGTACGAAACGTACTGGAAAGGCTGGGCCGAACTACAAGACAAGGAGCCGCTTGAAATGCGCGCCGTAATGCCCATCGGGGCCGTGCGGCGGATGCTTCGGTGGGATCGGCCGGTGATCCGGTTTTACCACCAGCTCGGGGAAACCCGGGCAATCGTGAAAAATATACAGTTCGACGCATCGGTAGATAGCGGCGACCTGTACAACGTTCAACTCGAAATGCTGAAACTATAATGGGTCAAATCAAAAACATTGCAATCAACATCGGCAACATGACGCGCGAACTACAAGCGCCGGAATCTTGGAACGACCTCGATCTGCGCACGCTCATGTTGTTCTATCACACGCTTTTCACCAAGCCCGGCGGGCCATACACGAATACGGCGTTCACCACGGTGAAGATCATCAGCATGGCACAGGCGCTGCTGAAACTTGACTCAGGCGCGCTCGCTCAATGGGAGGCCGACTGCCTCGCCAACGATCCGGAGCATGGCGACCTGATTTTTCTGGAAGAACTGCGGCAGGTGGTGCACCTGGCTATCGGTGGCCTCTTCGACATCGAAGTGGACGACGACGGGAAAACGACCTACGCGCCCAAACTGAACCTGACGTGCAACCCGTGGAAGCATTTCACGCACACTACGCCGACTCAATTGAAGGCAGTACAGCCGCACACCACGTGGCTTTATGCGCCTGATGACGGGCTGGAAAACGTGACGCTGTATGAGCTGGCGTTCACATTCACGCTGTTCGAAAACTACCTCGCCACGAAAGACGACGCGCTCGCAAATAAGCTGATAGCTGCGCTGTACCGACCCAGCCGCCCGGAAACGAAGGCAGACCGCGAATCGGAGTGGTTCGGCGACCGGCGTATGCCGCTGCGCAAGTACGAAAAAACGCTCGACGCGCGCGCTGCACAGGTCGAAACGATACCGATACTCACGCGGCGGATCATCGTGTTCTGGTTCGCATCGTGCCGGCAACAGATCATCGAGCAGTACCCGAAGGTATTCGCCAGCGCCGGAGACAACGAAGGCGGCACCAACTATGGCTGGGGCGGCGTACTGCTGGCCATGGCCGGCGGGCCTGTCGGCCTGGAAGCGATAGCCGATCAGGCATACGGTAACGGCCTCACCTGGTTAAGCATGAAAGAAGATGAGCGCCGCGCACAGGAGCGGGCGCTTAAGAAAAATTAGAGAATTGGAAGATTGATGGATTGTGACCCGGCGCCGCAAAGGTTGCCGGGTTTTCTGCGTGCGCATGCGCGTCCTTTTTGCGCGCGCGTGGTGTGCGCACTTTTGCCGGCATGATTGCTATACGCGAATGCCTGGAAGTTATGCACTCGGGGGCTGTGTTCAGCCTCAAGGTGGTGACGTACGACCGGCGCAGGAAGGACAAGAGCGGCAAGATCATCGAATACCCCGAAGCCTCGCTCGTGTGGGGCGATGGCGGCAATGATCGGAGCAAGCCGCGCCGCTCGGAGCGCCCCCCTACCCCACTGGAACGGTCACTGTCCGGCATGGACGACATGGATAAGCGCGACCCAAACCACCAGGGGTGGTACACGCGCAACATCCGGCTGTATCAGCAGGGATTGCCGACGGAAGCAATCAAGAAGATACACCCCCCGCTCATTATCGAATTCAACGGAGAAACGACATGTCCATAGTAGATGACAAGATAATTATTGACGTCGTGGACGTGGGCGGCTCGCTGCTGGCTTCGCACGATGAATTCTATACGTTAGGGCAGAAAATAAGCGGCGGAAGCGGCGCGAAGGCCCAAAAAGCGGACCGTACTACCCCACCGGTGCCCACGTGGACGGATGGCGGCGTACGGTGGGCGTATTGGGGGGATAATGACCTGCTGCCCACCGAAATGAGCCGGAAAGTAGCTGCGGTGCCGATTGCCGGAGCGGTAATGGCGAAGAAAATCGCCATGTTGGAAGGAAACGGGCTGGTGTACTTTCGCTCCGAAGAACTTGCCAAGGGCGCACAGGTGGAGCGGGTATTGATCCCGGAAGTAGAAGAATTTCTCGCGGAAAACCGCATCGAAGAGGAGTGGTTCCCGGCGCAATGCGCGGACTACTCGCTCCCGTTCAATGCGTTCAGTGAAATCATATTGAGCAATGACCGCCGTCGTGCCACGGGACTGTATCACATCAGTGCCGAACACGCACGCCTCGCCAAGGCGAATACGCGAAACCAAATAGATTGGTTGGTGTATTCGATGCACTTTGCGTTCGGAACAGCACAATCCGACCTGAACCGCGTGGCAATCCCCCTCTACAAGTGGTACGACCGCGAAGCCTTCATGGCGGGCCTTACCGGTAGAAAAATCGGCTGGCATACGCGTTTCCCGACGCCTGGCCTCATCTACTACGCCCGCCCGTGGTGGATCGGGCTTTTCAAGGAGAACGGCTGGCTGGATGTATCCAGCCAGGTACCTCGCATCGTATCTGCGATGCAGAAAAACCAGATCGCGCTGAAGTATCACATTCTGATACCGGAGTCGTATTTCCTTGTCCGGCACCCGGATTGGACGACCTACACCGCTACCAAGCGGGCCGAGGTCATCAACGCGAAGGTGAAGGATATCAACGACTACCTATCCGGGGTGGATAACACCGGGAAATCACTCATCAACCTGTTCAAAGAAAACGAGATAACCGGCCAGGCATACGGAAAAATAGAGATCGTGGCGGTGGATGACAAGGCCAAAACTGGCGTGTGGGTTCCCGATTCGTACGCGGCAGATAGCCAGATCGTGCAGGGCTTCGGTATGGACCCCTCGCAGATCGGGTTGGCTCCCCAGTCGGGCAAGATGGGCGCCGGGTCCGGCAGCGACAAGCGGGAGAGTTACAATCTGCTGGTTACGCTTAACACGCCGGACCAGCGGCGCATACTGGAGCCGATGAACTGGATCAGCAAGTACAACAAGTGGGGCGTGACCTTCATGGTGGACCACACGATGCACACCACCACGAACGAGAAAGAAGATGGACTGGTAAAATCCCCGGCTACGACGACCGTCGTGCCGGCTCAAAATAAGTAATCCGCATACCCCCCTCATAAAATAAATATGGAACAAATAATCATGCAAATCATCGGCCCTTTCATGGCCGGGGGGGGCTTGTTCTGGCTGCTGAACTTCCGCCTGCGCAACCGCAGGGAGGGGAATAAGCTGCGGCAGGAGGAATTCAATGCGGTGAGCGAGATCGTAGATCGGGCTACCAGGCAGATCAGCCAGCTGTCCGATAAAATCGCAGAGATCGAAAAGGAGAAAGCAGAGTTGAAAGCCCAGGTGCTTTTTCTGATAGAGGAAAACAAGCGGCTTGACAAGGAAAACCAAAACCTCGCAGCCACTATAAAACGATACATGAGCGCATGACCACGATAGAAGAATTGCAAAAGAAGATCAGATCGCTACAACAGGCGATCCGGTCGGTAGAACTCCGGGCCGATCACCTACAACGTGATCTGAAGCACATCCTGAAACAATCACACCCTCCATACCGAGGAGGGAAACAAAAGCAATATGGCGGAACTGTTCAGCACGCTCAACGACATTAAGACCCATGTTGGCGGGGCGATCAGCCAGACCCTTGAACTAACCAGCATCGCGCCGGTCATCACCGACACTGCGCGGCGTCACCTGGTACCATACTTGGGGCAATCCTTTTACGATGCGCTTGTGGCCGCGTATGCAGCGAACACCATGAGCAGCGCACAGACGGCGCTACTGCCGTTTGTGCGGCGTCCGTTGGCACTGCTAACCCTGCATGAGTATGCAAAGGTGGGCGGTATCGAGTTCAGCGAGGGAGGTATCCACCGCAATGAATCAGACAATAAGAAGGCGGCATTCAGGTACCAGGAGAAACAGTACATGGAGTACACACTGGAGAAGGGGTACGACGCTATCGAAACGCTTTTGCAGTTCTTGTCCGACAATGCAGCGACCTATACCACCTGGGCAAGTACCGAGGAAGCCGCTGCGCACCGCACTCCCCTACTCAACTATGCAGCCGACTTCCGCAAGGCTATGCACATACAGTGCGACCGATACACATTCGACTGCTTGCGCCCCATCATTGCGGGCGTAGAGTCGTTCGCTGTGCAGGCGCTGCTGCCCGCTGCATTCTGGGAAGCATACATCACCGCGCACGAGGGCGGCACACTAAGCGCGCCCGAGAAGGTACTACGCACGCGGATCCGCGTGGCTATCGCACACCGGGCACTGGATGAAGCACTGACGCTGCACTGGGTGCAGAGCAAGTCGGGGCGCATCGTGGTGGTAGAGGAATTCGGCGAGCAGAACCAATACAACCGAACCGGCCCTACTGCTGCCGCTTCGGGTGCTGCACACCTGAACCAACAAGCCTGGGCAGACCGGCACACGCGGTACTGGCAGCAGTACATCCTATCCAACCCGGACGACTTCCCCCTCGTATTCGACGAGGCCAGCGGCGGAACCAACACCGACGCCGATGCCTGGCACATCCCCACCGATGAAGAACAAGACCTGCTCGACGTCGCCGAGGTAGATCGGAAAGGTCGCGCGGCAGTCTGGTTGTAGCCGCCGCGCATATATCCCATTTTTGGGGGTGATAATCACTCGGCGCGTCAG